GCTAAAATTACAGGAGTGTATTGATAACCTTAATAGACTTATAGCTAGTTCTGCTAGGGGTCTTATATCTCCTTATCAGATGGTTGAATTTGCGCATTATTATGCTATGGAAACAATCGGTAAAATGGTTAGCGAGTATCCACAAACTAGACGTAAAATTGACTTACAAAAGTCTATTGACAATACTAACAATGAGTACAGAATAACAGGGTATCACACCCGTTATATAAACGCTAAACAAAATGAATTACTATATTTTGAAAAGTATCTGGAACTTAATAAGGTCTTATCTGCCATCTGCTCCATCGCTCTGGATAACCCAGACGAAGACGCTTATAAAATCATTGCAGAATATAAAAACAGCTAGTAGAAACTTTCTACTAGCTTTTCTTTTTATGCTACTGTTATAAGTCCGTCTGGCTCTTTCGTAAAGCTTGGATTGTCTGCAAGCTCCCCGTTTGAGTTCATGAAATACCAGCCTTTTCCAGATTTAATAAATTCATTAGAAACCATGTTGCCACGCTCGTTTGTCATATAATACCAGTTATTCTTGTATTTGACCCAACCAGTAACCATTGCACCTGAATCGTCCATATAATACCATTCTGACCCGACTAGCACCCAACCAGTCGCCATTGCGCCGTTATCTTTGAGGTAGTACCATTTTTCATTGTCTTTTAGCCATTCGCTCGTTAAGCAATAACCTTTACTATCGAAGTAGTACCACACACCCCCGATTTTTTCCCATTTATTATATGGAAAGCTACCGTTATTACGTCTGAACCACCAGCCCTTGCTGTCTTGTTTCCACGTTCCAGCGGTCTTTGGTTTGTCGTCTTCTTCATCGTCCAATAACACTATATTTTTATCAAATGGGTTACTAGAATACTGCCACCATCTTATCCCGTCCATGCTTGGGAAATATTCAAAGTTAGCTGTACCATCATTTAAGCCATACCCTGCAATCCAGAGAGAATTAGGGAACTGCGCTAAAATCTGCTGATAGTCTACGTTATCCAGCGTGAAAGGTTTATAACTATAATAAATAGGCTTATATCCAGAGTCAGCAATCATCTGCATAAAGCGTAAGCATGCGTTAGTGTTCGCTTGTGCGTCTCCGCTTGGGTCGTCCTCGTAGTCCAATACAAGGTATTTAACTTGCATAGGCACGTTGTCAAGGAAGAATTGCGCTTCTGCTTCTGCTTCTGCTACGACTCCACCAAAACGGGCAAAGTGGTAAAAACCAATAGGTGTAGACTGTTCCACTTGAGCAGACAAGCAAGGGTTTAAATAGGTCGTACTTTCTGAGATTTTAACAACCGTGTTAGTCGTTCCCATCTGCTCCAAGATACCTGTTATATCGTAACCGTTGTGGCTTGAAACGTCAATAAATAAATCGTTTTTCTTAACCATTATTTCTTTTCTCCTTTAAATTCTTCCAGCAACTCTTTTCCAGAATCTAGTTGCGCTGTGTATTTCTGCAATTCTTCCTGAACTCTAGCTGTCATAAACTTGGGAATAAAGACACCCATAACAGCGAGATTTTCCATAATTGAAAGTGCATAATACAAATTAATGATAATTAGTAGAATCTGACCGACTGCCATAGCTTGGATATAGGTTAAAAATACCGCTACAAAATAGTAAAAAATGAATGTGCAGGTATGTTTGATAACCCCTTTTAAGCCCGTCCAGCTATCGGTCACTTTCCATTTCCAAGCCTTTAGAAAGCCTGTGATAAAGTCAAACAGAATCAAAGCAAAAAGGAAAGTGATATAGTCGCCTTTGGCAACGTCTAACATAATATTATATAACATGATTGATAACCTCTATAAATTTGTTTTTAGTCTCTAAATCTTCATAAATAAACATATTTTTTAAGTACAAACTCCGTAAAGTTTTACCTAGTGCGCTGGCTTTATTCAAGTAAACAAACCCGTCCTCCACCTGCTCTACTTCCAGACAATAAGCCGTCAAATTCTTGTCAAAACCTTTAGCAATATATACCATATTGTCGATGTAGTACCCTGTTAAGAAAGTACCGTCACAATAAAAGCTATATAGCCTAGACTTTAAGCCTTTAATCTTCGCTATATTCTTATCGTTTTTAATCTGAAACTCGTTATTAGCAACGCTTTCATAAATGCTGGACTTACTCAAGAGTTTAAAGAATCCACTTTCTTTTTCTTCCTCTGTCTGGAAAGCTGAATGAGGGGGGAACTCTATAAGGGTTGCATACTGTTTCATATTGTAAAAGCGCTTGCCGTTGTCGTCATAGAATTTCAGAAAGGCAAAATAGGGGTTGTTGAAATTACTTGCATTTGATAGTAGATAAGCATGGCAACCGTCACGCCTACGAAAAACAGAAAAGATAAAGTTTAGTAATGCTTCCACCTCGTTATCAAGATACCTCTTTTTACTGGTAACGTCTATCAATACTTCATCGTATAAGATACTCATAACCTCATCATACTCTGACCCTTTCAAGTCTACCCAAGTAGAAAGGCTCTTGAGATAGCAAACGATTTTCCCGTTTAAAATAATCTTAGTAGAAGATAAAACTAAAATATTTTCCTCTTCTTCCATATTGTCCGCTCTGAAAATAATCTTAGTATGAATTTTACTAGCGTCACTGTCTATCACTTCAAAATTTGTAAAGACTTGTTTTAGTAGTTCCGTAGTAAAAAACTTGTCTTTGTCTATTCGGTCAAGCTCTGACTTGTTCCGTCTTAAATAGATGAATTGCTCTCCTTTATCTATGAACCGTTTTAGCAGGTGCTTTTTGAGTGCGAAAGTCTTTCCAATCCCACGCCCACCGATAACAAAATTAAGATACTGGTTATATGATAGCATTTTCTGCGGATTGTACCATTTTTCAGTTGCTTCGATAGAAAATCACTCCTTTCAATTTTATTATATCATACTTTTAAAAATTCGGGTTGTTTTTCTGAATATCAAACAAAATGCCGTCTTCTTTATTGGCTGAATAGTTCCAGATTCTGACTCCTGATTGAAAAATAGCCTGAATAGCGTTCATGTGCGACTGGTTGGCTCTTAGTGTTCCAAGGTTTACGTTAATCATCTTGATATAATTAAACCGCTTTCTTGACCTCATCACGCTTAAAGCGTCATTAGTGAACCAGTTGACAAGCACCCCGTAGCATTTGATATACTCGTTCGCCCGTCCCATGATTTCTTTCTGAGCCAAGGAGACTTTCCAATAAACGTCTGTCAGTCTGTTCCCACTCTGGAAAGCAAGGTCATTTCCGATTTGTTGCACGCTGATAGGTTGGTTCTGTAGGTCTGCCATTGTTGCGTTGTATGCTCTGATAGATTGGTCAAGTGCTATTTTAGATTTCATGTTTGCAAGGGCATTAGATTGAGATTTCAAAGCGTTGTTTTCACTTGTGAAACCTTGTTGTACTACCTTATCATTATAATCACGGTTAGCGTTAAAGACTTTCATACCACCAGACGCAAGCCCACCAAGTGCGCCCCCAAAGTTCCCTGTTAAGAGATTCCCAGCTACGTTTAAGATACCACTAGCGCCCTCCGTCCATTGGTTGATGTTGGCGCTGTCTACAGCAAATTGTGCGTTATAGCTGGCTTGTGAGTTGGCTGTAGCAACTTGTTTATTAGATAGGTCTACGCTCTGTTTGAGCATGTCCCGATTCTCTTTAAATGTTAGCTGTGTATGTTCCATCTGGTTCTTATGTGATTGAATATAACTGGCTTCTGCGTCATTTAGGATTGCAATGCTTTTCCCTGTCACGTCATTCAATCCGTATTTAAAATGCTCTGGATTGTGTTCTGCCCAGTCGCCACTCTCCAAGCTGTCCAGAATGTTCTTATCTGCATAGCTTACATTGTTAGCGTTGTTATACTCAAGGAAATTGATATGCACCTGATTGCTATCGCCAAGGCTTCCGCTGACAATCACTTTATACTTGTGAGCTTCGTCTATCGTTCTCGGTAAATACTGCGGTTGATACACATAACTATTCCCGTATATATCATACAATTCTATTTCAGTAAACTCACTATTTAATAGCTGTACTTCTATTTCTAGGTCGTCTTTTCCCATGTATGAGCGTAAGCCCTCTTGTATCTGGTCATAAGCAATTTTTAGGAGGTTAGGGATTTCATAAACATTAGGTCGATAGTCAAAAAATCCGTCCACCTCAATCAGTAGGGCTTCCACGTCAAAGGCTGTTTTTGAGTAGTCCCCATTGCCCAGTTGCTTATCCCCTGTGTTCCCTGTGATTTCTCCAATATCGCCACCTGCTACGATTTCAGGAGGGTAGATAATGCTTTCAATGTTGTCAACCGTATCTATTCCAGTTCTCTCTGTCGTGTAACCGCTCCAAGCGTAGTTTTGCTCTATCACGTCATAGCTTGAGCCGTTGACCGCTGATATAACAGACGTATGCCCCCAGATGTTATTACCTGATGGGATATAGCAGACAATACAGCCTACTCTTAAATCAGACCAAGACGGGTCAAAGCGGACTTTCCAGCCCAGCGCTTCCCAGTCATAATCGCCCCCAATGTTGCTGGCACTCATGCCCCTCTGCGTATCGCTTCCGCTGGCTTGTCTGCCGTTGCCGTTTGGGTTTGGGGTGTTGATACCTCCCCCAATGTCACATCCGCCCAACAGTTGAGAATACAAGGCGACTAGCCCGTAACATTGCCCACTTCCCACGGTTGTTCCTACCCGTGATTTGATTTCATTTAGTGCTTTTAGCGTTTCTGTTGCTTCTGCCATTGTTTACCCTTTCTGTAACTCGTCTTGAATGGTTGAAAGCCAAGCGTTAGCCTGCTCTATGCGTTCCGCTTCTTTGTAGGCTACACCCTCCCAGTTGTTCATAAAGTCGCTTGCATTGGTGCTGGCGCTGGCTGATGAACTGGCTACCCGTCTAAACGTGTCCGCCCTGCTCTCTTGGTTCATGAATTGAAATTGTAGGTTAAAATCCCAAAGTGATTTCCCTTGACTTCGTGCAAAGTTCAAAAGCTCTTCCGCCCTTGGTCCAGTCCATTGTCCTATCCCAATACCTATCCAGTGATTACCGTCTGACCCTCTATAGCCTGCTTCGTTTAAGCTGATAGAGTAGAGACTAGCAAAAGCGCCCCAGCTTCCCATGAGGTTTTCCGCTGTTGGCTCTGATTCCATTTTCTCGTACTCGTAACCTGTAGCATAGTCTGCTTCGTATTTTTTGGCTGTAACGTTGCTTTCTGCTGAAAAGTTCCCGATAATTCCAGCTATCCCTTCTGCTGTTGCGTCTGGTACTAGCTTCTTAATAATTCGGGTCACTAGCCTAACTCGGCTTTCTTCGGTTGATGTGTCGCCCTCTTCGTTGGTGCTTCCGCTTCCTCCACTTGAACCACTTCCAGAACTTCTATAATTCCGTGTATTCTTTCGCCCAATCTCTGCAACACTGCCCGTTATATTAGACAAGATTTCTATATAGGTCTTGTCTCCGTCTGCTGTCTCTTTGTATTTTACACCAATATCACGACTTAAATACATATTGACAATCTGGTTAACGGTGCTTGACCCGTCCTGATTCAATCCGAAAAGGTGTTTATATAGGTTTTCAAGGTAAAAGCTATCATACTTTTTGCCTTGGAAAATAAAAGGTCTGGACGCTCTACTTTTCAAAATTACAGGGATAAAAAAGTATTTAAAGGTTTTCTGTATACCTGAATAACTCATATTTACGGGGCGGTTTGCCTTGGTGGTCATCTTAATCGTAGGTTTTGCCACGACTACAAGCCACTCTGTATCGATTCCGACTTCTCCAGCGCGTGTAGCGTACTTAGTCCCAACTGAAAAACCTTGCTGACTGTCTTTCAGCGCCCACAATTCATTAGGCAATGTCCGCTGTTCTACCTGTCCTATCACGTTTAGGCTCTTCAATTCGTGCTGGTAGGTGTTCCATACATCCACCTCGTAAATAATACGGGTTGCGTCTTCATTGATATAAAGCACGTCAAAGACAAAGGCATAGTAGGTTCTTCCATTGTTAATAAACCTCATATAAGTTACGTTTTCATATTTCTCCACCCGTCCAGAAATTACTATTGAGCCGTTTCTTTGGGTATATTGAAACTTATCATACTCGTAGACAATTTCTATATGTGGATTCGTTTTTGTGAAAAAGTCTTCCATAGCTTCCCTTGTCTCAAAATTGATAACATTGGCATAGTCATTTTTAAACGGGCTTTTTGCATAAAGCCATATCTTGGTTGATTCTTGCATAGATTCTCCTTTAAAAATAGGAGGGCTGAAACCCTCCCTTATTCTTGTCCTATCTGTCCTTGTCCCAGCCATTGCCCAGACTGCCTGATTCGGTGCGGTGCTGGTATAGCTTGCCCGACTGCGTTTGCTGGTTGTTCGCTGACGTCTTGCCAACCGCCTTTCCTCTGTTGGAAGATACCGCTTGGCCGGTTTAAGGTCTTAAAGATTCCGTCTTTACGGATTGCCCACGGTTTCAACGTTTTAGGCTTTTTCTTGTTGGTATTATATAGGTACATACCCACATAAAAGGAATTGTCTGAATATTGTCCGTCTGGATAAGATACATTTATATTTAAGGCACTGGCTGATGAACTTTCTTCGGCTGGTATGGTTACGGTAAAGTCTTGAGAAACTTCATCATTTTTAATCACTTCATCGGTTGTATATCCGCTAAACGTCCAAACGGTGCGCCCGTTGATTTTAATATCATACTCAACCCGATACCCAGCGTTTGAGCTGACCCGTTTACTCCACCAAAAGAGGGCTTTAACTCTGATTTTAGCCGTGATGGAATTATCATCGTTTTTTGTCTCTTCTAGGATTTCAACCGATTCCCCCCAGAACCTCATAGACGCCCATACAGACGGGTCATTTTGCCCGTACTGTATATAGGTTGTGTTGCCGTTGGTCATATAACCATAATCTGTGTCCCCTGAGAACTGCCACGCATTAGCATAGGCTTCCGTCCAAGGGGCTACACCTGTACCAAAGTTTTCTACGTTGGCGGTGGTAGAGGTTGAAAATCGTGCTTCTAAAGGCATTAGATACCTCCTGACAAGTCGTTTTCTGTGCTTCCGTTGTTGGTTCTGATAAAGCTAGCGCCGTCTGGTGTTCCACCAAATAAGTTAATGTTACCCGTTGCGATGTTGCGCCCTTGGTTAAAGCCACCAGTAAGCCCACCAGTCCAAGCGCCTGAGCCCTCAAGGTTTTCAATGATTTTGCGTAAGGCATTTTGCAAGCCTGCGTTAGCATTTTCTAGGGCTTCAATCCGTTCCTTGAGTGCGTTGTTTTCTGCTGTGATACGGTTGTTTAATGTTTCAACTTCTTTTGTGATTCGGTCATCAAGTTTCTTGATTTCCTTTTCTAGCTTATCGTTTAAAGCGTCAATCCGTCCATCAAGTCGTTTTACTTCATCATCTACTTTCTTTTCAAGGTCAGCGATTTTCTTATTGACTTTAGCTATTTCAGCGTCAATATAAGGCTTGATAATCTTATTATAGTAGATGTCCGCTTTTTTATTAAACCAGTCGTCCGCTTCCTTACTTTCCATGTAACGGCGGATAAGGAGGGGGATAAGTTGCTCCAAGAGTTCTGTCAAAGCGTTCTTGTAGTCTTCTAGCTCACTTTCCAAAGCTACAAAATCATCTAGTAGTTGCTTAAAGGCACGCTGTAGCCAAGCCAAAAGCTCGTAAACTGAATTGGCATTATCAAAGCTGGTAGGAATTGAGGGGATAAGCCCCCAACGTTCCACCCAATAGGACGAATAGCGCCCACGGTAAGCCCTGAAAAATTCGTCTTTAAATTCTTCTGGATTCATGCGTTAAAACCTTTCTTAGTGTGATTCTTCATCTGCTAATGGTTGTGGAATGTTTCTAGCTGTTTCAGGTTCTGACGCTGTGTTTGCTCTTGGAAATTCAGCATGAGGAAACTCTGTTGGGTTGCTTGGTGCTGGTGTTGGTGTGTTATCAACGGGCGGTAATGGACTATATTCTAGTTTAGGTGTAGGGTCTTTATACCCGTCAAAATGCTCTGTAGGAAATTCTATACGTGTTGAAATGCGCTTCTCTTGAAAACGTGGTTCAATAGGCGCTTTTTTCATACTTGTAAACCATTGATAATATAGTTGGAAATTTTCAATCTGTTCATGCTGGTTAAAGGTCAAAACTAGGTTTTGCTCTGGTGTTAATTCAGCTTTAACACTTAACAGATAATCATTAAAGATTTTATAAGGTTGGTCGCTGTCTACAAAATCTTCTCTGTTGAAATGGAAGAAAGTAGTTGCACCTTGTTCCCCTCTAACATGGATAAGCAAGTAACCGTTAAATTCTTCATCATCTTTAAAAGTGATGTTAGTGGTTACTTTTTCAAATTGTCTGAATATTTTACCATAATATCCTAGTGTTACTGGAATTTTATCAATTTCAGTTTCAATCATTTCTGAAATAGATTCTTTCAAAGCGTCTTCATTTACTGAAATAGCGTCTGATTCTTTTGTAAATTTAATCAGCTTACCGTCACGCAAAGGGAACTGTGTGAGGTCTTGATTTAGTCCCTCCACTTTCCGTTTATCTGGGTCGCTTCCACTCCATGTAGTAGAAACTGAAATGTAAGGAATATGAGATTCAACTCCATTGATTTTATCGCCGTCAGCGTTTAAAACTAGGCTTGTGTCCCCGTTCTTGTCCTGTGACAAGTCAGCAAGCGCCTGCTTACCTTCGATTGATAGGCTTTCTACCCCCTGATGTTTTTGGAACTTAATCCATGAATGAATACCCCGAACCAATTTAGTTGTCTTTGCCATCTTCTTTTACCTCTTTCTCTTTATTTATAACCTTAATTGAATTTTTATAAAGCTGTTCAAGTGTTACGATGTAACTCAAGATAGCTTTTAAAGTCTGTGCCGTAGTACGTTTTTTAAAAATCCGTAGCAATGTATAACCGTCTTTCTTAACATAATCATCTATGTTAGATTTCAAAAACAAGTATATACAATCGCAAACCGTAGATACACGGGCGCAAGATTGGTCTGTATCGTCTCCGTGTCCCGTGACTTCGATTTGTAGCGTGTCCGTTGTCTCGGACAAGTTGATAATTATCATAATGTTTCATGTCCTCTTTCTGCTGTCATAACGGTGCGAGGGACTCCTTTTCTATCATTGGTTACATTGATTTTAAAGGTTGCCCAATCTTCTAGGAGTTGCTGACCATCAACCTCTACCCGTCTTTCTTGCAAGCCTGTGACGTTCATCTGGTAGTTAGGTGTTATGATAACCCCGTTATCCCAGTGAACCACCTCGTTTACAAGGGGTATGCGTGAGAAATAGTTGTTGTCGTCTATCACTCTGCCAAAGCCTTTCAGCTTGCTTTTGCTTGTCAGACGTTCAAAACTATAGTAAGCGCCCACAATCTTAAAGCGAATGAATAAAAGCGCCTTAATGGATTGTAACGGCTGGTAGCTTTTGCGGATAGTCCAGAAAGTTTGGTCTTCAATGCTTTCATAATGATAAGAAATAGGCTTTAGTTTTATCCACAACTTAGACAAGTCGCCTAACCGTCTGCTATTTGACTGAATATAATATAAACCATCATCAGAATAAGCAAAATCTTGAAAGCTGAAAAGCGTGATTTCTTCTAACATACTATCATATTTTAGTATTTTAGCGCTTGATAAATCTTTCATCTATACCCCTTTCTAAAATACCTGTAAAAATAGCTTGTCGCAAACGTTGAAAATCTGGAATTGTATATCCTTTAATTCTGCATTAGCTTGTAAGCGCTCAGCAAGGCTTGAACCGCTCCACCCTGAGACGTTGCTTTTCGTGTCAGCGTTGTTTTTCTGGTGGTTTTCTACAAGGTTATCAGCGTACTCTATAACCCCGTAACGGTCAGTAAAGACGATTTCTTTTCTCTCCTGCGGTGTGGTGTTTGCAATTTGTAAGGCTTGCCCGTCCGCTTTCTGGTTGCCCACCGTGTCTATATTCATAGACTGGTTTAAGTCTTTGATAGCCTTGTTCCTGATTTCAGCAAGATATTTAAAGAGATTGAAACACTCGTTATTTAAAACTTCCTCAAGAGCAATCTGGAAACGTGCGAAAGTCTCAAGCCCAATCTCCCTGTTGTAGAAATGTTTACAAAACTCTTTCTTGAAATTGTCTGAAACTCCGTTTACTAGCTCCATGTCCTTAAATAACTCGTTATAGGTCTGGTCTATAATCGTGTTGTAGTGTAGAAAGTCGCCGTTTTCATCTAGCGCCAACCCGTCCAGCCGTCCCGTCACGGGGTTTCTATATCTGGATTTTAAAAAGGTTGCAATCGTTGCTGTGGTGTTATTCTGGGTCAATGATTGTTCCCTCCTTTTCTGCTAGGTCTAGCGCCACTTTGTCAAGGTTAAACTGCTGAATGGTTTCCGCTGGCTTCACACTGATTTCTAGCCCGTAGCATTTATTGATAAGCTCAACGAATTTTCTTCTGGACTTCCAGCCTACTTCTATGTTTGCAGATATAACTCCGTTATTAGAAATAGCTTCGGAAACTACCAGACGCTCTTTTTTGTCTGACGGGTTATTGTTAATACCAATAAAAGTCAGCAACTGGTTCATAACTCGTAACTTCTCATCGTGTAATTTATCCAGCAAAAACGGGGCGTCCGTTCTGAAAACTTGGATATAGTCCGATAGCTGTTTAAAGCTGTCTTGTCCGTCTTGGTCTTTCTGCTTGTTGAGATATACAACTGGTTCAAAATTGGCAATCTTGTTAAAGATGTTTTTCATTGATAACACATTAGTATTATCCGCAAAGATAAAATACGGTGTAATTTGTGCGTTTCTATTAAGTTGTATTGTCAGTTCAATATCTGCCAACTTTTCGCAAAATAACTCCAGATAACCTATATACGGCTCATAAAAGTTATTATTAGGAATCACAATACAAGGTCGTTTTATCTTGTCTGGGTTGTCCTCGTGTAGCTCTGAAATTACCCTAAAATCGTTTTCAGTATAAGCGATTTCCATTTGTTTAAAATAGTTCATACTACTAGCGTTAACGGGTTGATAGGTCAAAGGCTGGTCATAATGGTTTAAGCGTTCCCCTCTTGTTCCACCCTGTGCGATATAGCCAAAAGTGTCATCATGGAAGAAAGCCACATGCCCGTTTTCTATCAGCTTTTTCTCTATAAACAACTCGTCAATATCATTAGGCAAACCCTCCCATGTGAAATAGTTGACTACGATATTATAGAAATAATTGAAATAAAACTCAAAAAAGGCTAAACGGTTGCGCTCTACGGTTTCTTTGTTTAGCTCAATCTTGCCAAGATGTCGCTTGTAATTCTTGTAACTCATTTAGTCCCCTTTCACTTAATAAAATAGGCGGGCTATTGCCCGCCCTTGGTCAGCCTTTAGGCTTCCTCCACATACCAGAAATGAATGTTTTCAAAAAGTGAAAGGCTGGTCATGTAGTGATGATGGTAGAAATAGTTGTAGGTCATGTTGCGAGGGTTGCGGATTGCTTCCATGTGTACCAGCTTATCTTTATTGATGATGGATTTAGCAGAGATAAGGAAAGCAACTGGCTTGCGTCCATTGTTTGCGCCCTCTCCCGTAAATTTTTCAAAATCATCTACTACGATTGTGCGAGCGAGTACGCTAGCTTTATCCATGTTGAAAGCGTTAGCTAGAAGCATGTCAAGATGTGTAGAAAATTCTGCTGAAATAACTAGGTACTGGTCTTCAATCGCCGTCATGTTTGGCACGCCTACGGGGTTATTAAATTGGGTACGGCTTGGAATTGTAAAACGTTTAGATTGGTTGATAAGTGACTGGTTAAAGTCTACAACAAAGTCTTGTTTGCTTTCGTCAATCTTCGTGCCTGCCACCGTGATTTTTTTAGCTTTACCTTTAAGGTCAGTATAGCTGACTTCTGCAAGTGATTTCTCAAGTACACCCTTAACAGCTTGGTACTCGTCCAGCGTGTCAGATGAAAGGAGTGATGTAAACATTTTATCTACAAACTCATCAAACGCCATGTCAGAAACAAAGGCTTTCTGAATCCAAGCACGCTCAAACGTGCGCTCATAGTAGTTTTCATTGTTCAACGTGTGATAGAATACTTCGATGTCTGTATCAGCGAATTTGAACGGGCTAACGTCTGATTTTGCGTTATAGGTTTTCTTTTCGGCTGGGTGTACGTAGATTTCTTGCAATGTGTCCCCAAACTCAAAGGTTTCAGACTTGAAAATAGCAAGCGGATTTTCATAAGTAAGCGCCTTGATAACGGTTGACCCGATACGGTTTACCAAAGCTGTGAAAAACTCATTGGCATGCTTTTGAAAATCTTGGTACGGTACGGTTGCGTGGTTAATGCGTGCGCCCTCAAGTACAGGAATGTCTGCCTGATAGTCAGCGCTGGCACGGGTGCGGATAGAGTTCAATAGGTCAATGTTTGAGATTTGCTTCCCTGTCTGACCTGATAAAAAAGTGGTAATTTTATTAGCCATGTTATTCTTCTCCCTCTTCTACGATGTTTTCGTGGTCGATGTTCATTTCTACGCCCTCAACTTCGCTGGCTGGGGCTTGCGCTGGATAGTTTGGCACTTCCTGCGCTGGTGTGTCAGCAGGCATAACTGCTGGCGGTGTAACTTCTGCGACTGTTTCTGGCTCGTCCTTAAGTGCGTCTAGTGCGTTGTTAGGATACCAGTTAATTGATTTTGAAAATGGTTTCATCTTCTTTCTTCCTTTCTTTAAATAACAGCGTTGATTGCTGATACTACGCTCATGTCTTCTTGTGCTTGTTTCATGATTTCGTCTTGTTGACCTAAACGTCGGTAAAGTTCGTTATTTGCTGAACGTAAATTACCATTTTTAAGATTTAGGCGCTCAACGTCTTCATTCAAGACTGAGACAACTGTGTCAACTTCTCCGACAAAAGCCTTAATGTCAATCAAGTCAGCCGTTAGGCTCTCAATTTCTTCATCGTTTCCGACTTTTGCCATTGCAGCGTCTAGCACTGCGAGGCATTCCTGTGAGGTCATAGCCCTCTCCTTTCAATTTTTAAACAAAGTATATCATACTTGACAAAATAAAGCAAGTATGATATGATAAACCTGTAAGGCTTTTCAAGGCTTGTCTAGTGCTGGCAAGATGGTTACACCTCAAGGGGTGCTTGCTGGTGCGAGTCATTCTAACCAACTGACTTTTCAAGCCATGAAAAACGCTTTATAATTGGCGCTTTCCCTTTCGGGAAGGCGCTTTTTATTTACCGAAAAGTCCTGCGAATGGGTTCACGGGTTGCACTTCTTCAAGGGTAAGAGTGTCAGCCATCATAAGGGCATTGAGACGGAAAAAGTCATTTCCATTTTCTCCACCCTCTACAAACATAATCGCAACGTGTACGGGTTCTTCTGTCTTGTAGTTCGGGGTCTTCTTAGTTGTGATTTCTCCTGATTCTGGGTCAACTTCTTCATAAGATACCCCAAAGTTGACTTCTTCAAAATCCGTTTCACTTGTGAAAATTTTCACGTTTTCAGTTGCTTTCACGATAAAGTAAGGGCGAGCGTCTGGGTCTTTTTCTGTGTCAGGTGTATAGAGTTGTAACCCAAAATCTACAAGCTTCTTGCTGTCTTCTTCAGTTGCTGGGACAAGGTATACGGCTTTAGTTGCTTTCTTTTGTTTGTACTTGCCGTCTGATTTGTTAGACGTTGCTGTGATTGTAGCCTGTGCTACGACTGTATCAAAGTTTTCATGTTGTTTTTGTTTTTTAGCCATTTTGTTTATCTCCGTTTGTTGATTTTAAAAATTTTAATGGTGTGATGATTGTATTGAGATTTTCTAAATCGTTTTGACGGTTCTTGGATTTCTCATAACAATCGTAAAGGGAATTAGAAGAAATTGAGTATATTTTATTTTCTTCTAAATAGCAACAAAGATTGTAAAAAGCATTGATTGAAATTTTATCAAATTCTTTTGAAACAAATTGATAAAGGTTCATCATATATTGAAAATCTTCATAGGCATAATGTGCTTTTAGATAGGACTTTAAAAAAATAGTGTTTTTAGGTGCGTTGCTGGATTTCTGGAAATAGTACCCTTTTTTATTTTTAACCTGTTGTGTACGTAATAGTTTTTTGAAAAAGGAGCGGTAAACCGACAATACAAAGCCATCATACCAAGTAGTCTGTTTCCCTGATTTTAAAGGTTGTTTCATAAATTAGAGTACCTCCTTTTATCTGCTTACTTGCCTTTTTACCCTCAAACGTTGCCCCGATAACAAAATTTTCAAAAGTGATTTTTTCTTTGATTTCTGGGGTCATTCCTGCGCCCTTAACGTCTAAATGCGTTGACCCGTCTTCTTGTATCAATTCTTCTATATACAGCTTAGAGCGTAGGTATTTTGCCTTGACGGCTCTACCCTCATGCGCCCACTTCCCGAACTCTGACGGGTCTATATCAAGTACAAGACTGTCAGAATGAAGCAAGTGCAAACTGTCTGTATCAGCATATAAAAAATTATCATAGTTTTCTTGAGCGTTTGAGATGATAAAGTGACGGGCAATAGATGTTACGAAAAGGGCAACAGGTGCATAAACGGGTTGAACTTCTTCTTCATCGTCATTTTTAAAGCGTAATATACCTTTATCGTCCAGATAGGCTAGTTTCTTAACTGATATGATTTTAGCGCCAAACTTCCCATATAAACTATTAAGCATAATCTTAGCCTTTTGTTTCTCTGCTGGGCTTTGTGCGTTTTCTTTTTTATATCGGTAAGTAGTGATATAGTCATCAAACAAGCCTGATTCTGTCTGAAATTCAAGTGTTTCAACATACATGATAGAACTATCATAATGTTTTAGAAATAGGTCAAGGTCAAAATTAGTCAAATATAAGTCTATAACCTCATTTTTCGAGGTAGTCACATAGTCGCTAGTTCTGACCCCAATTCTTAAAGCGTCAAGTTTGCGCTTAATCTGGATTGTTGGGAGGTAGCCACGTTTTAAGTCAAAATCGGCTTTAATGTGATATATATAATAATGGTCTTCCTTTATCTCCTTGGGTTTGCCCTTGTATCGCTTCGGTATTCCAATAGGCAAAGCGTTCTGTAGCATGGTTGCAGGGTACATACTATTGATGTCATAGATGTCTATTAGCTGGTTTAAGGTTCGCCCCTGCGTTTTAGGATTGGCAAACGTCCAGCCCCCACGATAAGCCTTACGACAAAAATCATCTACCTTTTCGTCTAGGATTGGGAAAAAATCCCTGAACTTTCGTTTTGACTTCCTGAAAATCCGTTTAAATTCTGTCAGCGCTTCACTTGCTGATGTATACTTTGTGAAATTTTCTTCATAGTACATAGCAAAGATACCACGGGCTAAAATGGCAACGTCTACATGTATGTAGTCAATCCATTCTGGCTTAATTTCATCTGGCTTATGTTTTAGCAAAGGTGTAGTCCCTTTGGCTATTGGCATTTTGAAAAGCCCTGCCATTGTAGAGATTGAGAAATTAAGGATTTTTAAAGAGTCCCTAAAAATCAGCGTAAAGTCTGGAAATTCTAGTGTAATAGAATACCATACTCCCATATCGTTGATAAAGTAAGTACATTCTATATCATTGTTCAGAAAGAAAGATAACAAGAAAGAGCCGTCAAACTTGAGATTATGAAAGAATATGATAAACTCATCTTCTCCTGTATCCGTGTAAGTCTTGTCTAGGTCAAGATAGAGCGATTTCAGAAAATCCTCTAGACTAGTATTTACCTTAAATGTGTCTAGCTTGTCATAGTCAATAACCTTTGCGAAACAAGATAGCCATACCTCTGTTTCTTCCTCGTTTGTAGTCGTTTCAAAGTCACCTGCATAGTAGCAAGTCACTTCTTCCCTCGCTTCTTTCGTCTTCTCATGTCGCTAACAAATTGCTTGGAAAACTTATCTACATTATCAAGGATTTCACGGGCTAGACTGTCCTGAAATTCAAAAGCCGTTTCTTTACCATCTGTATCTACGAAAACCATAACATTATCAAAAGAAACCTTATCACTTGCCCCACCTGTTAGAAATGCCCCAAAGTTGCTGGCACTCATGCGCCTTATGCGTCCTATCATAGACTTAAAGGCTTTTTCTTGCGCCTTATTCCCTGCTTCTCTGGTGTTGTAATGCATTTCCTCAAGCGCTTGTATATAGCGTTCTTTGGCTTCTCTGTCACGTTCTGAGCGGTATTCTTTGACCTCTTTGGCTGAATGAAAGCGGTTCAAGTCTGAGCGTTGAGAAGAGCGAAAGCCTTGGGTCAGCTTTTCAACAGAAAACTTGTCCCCGTACCATGCTTTAGCTTTTTTAACATAGTCGCTAGTATAGACGTGATTTCCGAATACTTGAGTGCGCCCCTTGCTTTTAACCTCGTTATAGGCTCGCTCTAGCGCCTTGTCACTCATTCCTGCAAAATCCCACCGACCACCCATAAAAGCCTTAATCTCAGCATTAGATGCGCCCTGCCGTTGTAGCGTTCTTTTCTTTCTGGTTAAATAGTCCCGGTGTACCTTCCTTTGTTTTGGTGTTAAAGCCATTTACTACACCCCTTCCGCTGTTTGTTCCTCTGCGTATTCTAAGACGATGGCGAACGGGATAGAAGCAGAATAGCTCTTATATTCATAGTCTACTACCTCAATAGTAAGATAGCCCTTGAAACGCTCTTTTAGATAACGTTCAATGTAAGGGAGCTGACGACGTTGGTTTATCGTTACCTGTTCGGTCTTGATACTCACGTTACCATCTTCATTTTTATAAAGATTGAAAGTTACCTGCGTAGCGTTAAAACTACATTTGATAGGTAAATCTGTCAAGTGCTTTTACTCCTTTCTTTAAAATTTGCTTTTTACATTTAAGAAAATAAAGGTTATTTATTTTCTTATTTAAGTTTATCACATTTTCAAGTAGAAAGCAAGTGATAAACTTAATAAGAAAGTAAATTATTTTCTAAACACAACCCCGTCATTATCCAAGGCAAAAACTGGTAGAATTACTACAAATAAATCCTCATCGCCTTTATAATAAACCCTGAAAGTTTCATGTTTTATTGTTGGTGTATTCTTTACAACCTCTTTGCCACCCTTATATCTTTTTGAGATACAAGCAAGTAAGCGACTTGCAAACCATGTAATTTTACCATCATCTGAATCAATAAGAGTATAATTTTTATCAGCTTTATAAATAGAATTGATATTGCTTTCAGAACTTAAAAAAGTTTCTATAACTTTTTCTAAATATTCTCTATACCTTATCCCTGAACGGTTTACACCCTCAGCAATATCTTTACATAATTCATTATTAGTATTTTCTTTAATAAAAACCATAATTTGACCGTCTGTAAATACATTATAACCATTTACAAAATCTTGATAAAAATATCTACTATTTCTATAAACAGTCTTAATAAATGTTTTAAAATTAAGCATTTTCTTTCTCCTTTACTCAACTTCTTCAAACCAGTCTGAAATATTTGTGTATAGTTCAGATAGTGTTTTCACTCTTTCATAGTAACCAGCAAACGGTACAAACTCATTATTTCTATACAATTCAAGTTTTATCTCATTTCCTAAGTCTACAATCTGGTTTACGTGGTCGCCATACATTTCAGCGTTATCAGCGTTGAAAATCACATCTAGCGCTTGCCCGTGTGTAAGTTCTGCAAAAGTTTCATCGTTGTGATTTACATATAGAGCTTTCATTTTCATTTTTCTTACCTCTTTAACTTTCTGATACCATTATAGCATTTCTCAAAATGCTTGTCAAGTGTTTTGTTAAATTTATTTTAATTTATTTTTAGAAATGTTTTTATCTCATTTCTAACTATAACCATTATAGCATATTAAAAATTATTGTCAAGCGATTTTTAAAAATATTTTAAATTTATTTTAGAAAGT